AAAAATAATAGATACATCCAATCGATCTAACACGTTAAATTCACTGTCTTGGACCGGGAAGGCCGCAACGGCGGATCAATTAACAAGTTCGGTAAACATAGGTGGGGTAAGTTTCAATGGATCATCTGGATCTGATATAATACCATTGTCCATACAGATGTCAGATTCAAATGATGATAACAATTTTTTGATTCCGTTTTCAAACGTAACAGGTACTAATAGTTCTATTAAACTACATTCAGATACGGGTGTATTAACATACAATCCGGATTCGGGGACCTTAAATTCGGCTAATTTCGTAGGTAATGGTTCGAACCTTGAAGCTATCAATGCGGAAAAAATAACTACAGGTGTTCTCGATGTTGATCATGGGGGTACAAACATCGCGGAGTACAATGCGGGTGATTTACTCTACGCCACGGGTGCAACAACATTAACAAAATTAGAGGTAGATAATGGTAAGTTTCTTAAAAGTGGGGCTTCAGCAGTTACATGGTCCGATCTCGTATCCGATGAAACTAGTAGTGCCACACCCAGAGGTGTTATTTTTGCAGATGAAACTAATAATAATGTTCTAAAACGTGATTTTTCGAATTTTACTTACACATCGGCAAAGGGTTTGTTAAGTGTTAGTAATATTAATGCTACAGATACGAGTACGGACGCAAGGAATAGTATTGCTAATGCTAGTCTTGACCATACGTTAAGGATAGGTACAAAAATTATATGTGAAGAAGAAGAAAATTCTACTCATGGTGACGACGCTTTACGTGTTAACGGGAACGTTGTCGTTGTAGATTACATTCTAGGTAACGGTCGGTATTTACAAGGTATAAATATTCAACAAGATAGTAATGGTTCCGATACGTTTGTTACTAACGACGGTGCACCTTCTCAATCATCACGTCTTTCTAGGTTTAATGCTTAATAATTTAATATACATTTAATATAACATGAGTGAAATACCATCAGGTCATTACGGTTTAAATACTATAGAAGATGTATTTCCAAAATTAACTCAGTTAACTTCAAATACAAATACAGATAGTGGTAATTATGGACGCGCATCGGTCATGACGAATGCAGGCGAATACATATTTATAGGTGATCCCGATAGCCAAACAGTTCATGTATTTACCAGTGACGCTACGAGTGTTTCCTCTCACAGTACGTTTTCAAACACTTCTGTTAATTGCGAAAATTTCGGTCAATCTATAGATACGGACCTATACGGATCGAATGTTGTCGTAGGAGGTACTAATCACGCGTCGGTTTGGAGTCTTAATGGAAGTGGAACTGCTTTTACAGAAACTGTTGTTGTTACAAAAAGTACTATCATAGGAGGTTCTGGTAACGGGACAGATGATTTTGGAAGGTGTGTTGCGATGGCTAAGGAGAATAACGCATGGTTCGCGGTAGGTGATTATAGCATGAACAATAACCAGGGTCGGATAAATTTGTTTGAAGGTGGTACACAAAAAGCGTGGTATGGTGGTCCCTCTGGTCCCATGCCTACTAAAACTGGATTTTCTATCGGTATAAGTGGTGATGGACAATATGTAATTACAGGCAACCCGGGTGTACCAGCGAATACTAACCAACCGTGGGGAACTGACGGTTCGGTTTCAATACACAAATACAATGCCAGTGATTCGAGTGGTGGGGGATGGAATTATTTACCAACTATAAAAGTGTTTAATACGAGCGAATTGGGGACAAATGTATCAGCTGGGTATTCAGTTGCCATGTCCACGGTAAACAATATAGTAGCTATAGGTTGTCCATTCGCGAATTTTACGTCTCATCCTAAATCTGGTGCCATACACCTATACCAAAAAAGCGCAACGAGTGATAGTGATTGGAACAAATTAGGTGATACCATTAACCATTCTAACGGGGCGGGTAACTTTGTACGATTAACGTATAACGGAAGACGATTATTAGCCTCGCTCGAACAAGCACCTTTTCTCAATTCAGCCACTAGACCTAAAACGTTTCAAATATACGATTTTAACGATCTTTTCTGGTCCGTACTCGAGTATATTGAAGGTGAATTTGTAGATGATACATACGGGTACCCAACGAGTATGTCCCTCGAAGGTACGCGACTCGTACTCTCTGGAAAGAATGATACGACCACGGGATTCATAACAGGTATGGGAAAATCAAAAATAATGAAAATACCACCGACTGTAAAAACTATGGGTAATACGTCCGTAGGTGGGACGGTCTCGTGTAAAGATATAGTCATAGGTGGAGGTGTTGTTTCGACTGATAAACATTCGGGTATGATTGTTTTTTCAGATACGACCGGTGACGAAGATAAAATTGCTAAGATACTTAATAGAAAATACGATGGTCTAAATGCAAGTAACGATGGTTCCGAACTCCTCTTTATGAAAAACGGTGATTCTACTGGTAATAAACCAGATAGAATACGTATATACGGGAACCAGGTTGTTTTACAAGGTGGTGGTTCACTAACCGAAACTGATCCGAATAACGAGGTTTTCGAAGATGGATATGAGTTTATGTGTGATCCGGCCTTAACAGTTTCGGATACGAACGTGGTTAATGTTGGTTTAAATACAGGAACAATTGATTTTAAAGTAAAATATATTTCTTCCAAATTTGAAATAAACGGTAAAAAAGACGTTGGTTTAAGGTTACATAAAGGTGTTACGTATAAATTTGATCAAAGTGATTCAAGTAATTCAAATCATAGATTAAAATTTGTTAATGATACTCTTAATAATACAACGGATGGTATTAACCAAACACTTTCTGGTACACCCGGATCGTCGGGTGCGTATACCCAAGTTACTTTTACGAGCGACGCTTCATCTTATACTATAAAAATATTCGATTCGGTTAATGATTCGGGAACTAGTTATACTTCATCTAATATAGATATAAATATACCAAGTGTGAGACTTAACGTTACAGGTAATTCGTATTTTGATACTATAAAAACAAATGAATTGAAAACAAATGAATTAAACTTATTAAATTATCACCCTTTAACTGCATTGTATTCGGCTAATTCCTCTGGATATATAGCATCTTCAAGTAGTAATCTAACTGATTGGGACGCGTGGAAAGCGTTCAATGGTACAGTAGTGGGTAATGGATGGCATGATTCCGGTGCACCGTACTCAGATGTAACCCGTAATTATCTAGGTAGTATATCAACATCATATAGTGGAGGTTCAGTATCTGGTGAATGGATACAATTACAATTACCATACAAGGTATCTATAAATAGTATAGAAATAGCACCACGACAAGAAACTTATGGACCTAATAGATGTGCTGGAGATGGTAGACTTTTAGGAAGTATTGACGGTACATCATGGGAAAGTGTACATTCATTCACGGGTCAAACATATTACACTGGTGGCTTATATACAACCATTTCATTTTCAGATTCGAATATGTATAATTATTATAGATTAGTTATTACAAGATTATCTGGTAGTGCTGGAGAAGATACCGTAAATATAGGTGAAATTAAATTGGGTATTGCTAATTCAGGGATACATTTCAGTAAAAATACTGGTTCTGTATCTAAAATAACAAGTAGCTCCGCGGGTGATGATCTACGATTTTATTCCGATAAATGGATAAGATTCATTGAATCTGATAATAATGCTGAGAAACTCGTTATTAATGGTAATGAAGGTAAAATAGGTATAAACCATTCTACCCCGGATTCTTGTCTCCATATAGCCTCGTCGAGTGGACAAACTATCACTCTCGATAATACAACCCGTACGTCGTATATACATTATGTTAGGGGTAATGGTCATTGGTACACGGTCGTAGATAACAATGGTAATTATGACCATAACATGTATTGGTATGCTAATGCAACTACTGATGGCGGGGCTAATTGGTCAATTAAACAAATATTTCGGTTTGAAAACAATACAGCTGGTGCTGGTAGTAATGCAATAGGCACGTTTACGGGTCAACACATGAGTTCCATAGTAGACGTAACACCTACAAATGTTTCTAACTGTGTAGGTTTGATCGTTTCATCGAACCAAAACGATTACATGACAATTAATGGTGGAACACCTCTGAAAGGGGCAAAAAATATACACGTAAACGAAGCTATACCCGTTGTTAAAATATCAACAAAGGCACAAGATAAGGCGTGTTTTGGCGTTATATCATCCGGTGAAGATTCAAACGAATCGGGTCGGGAACAAAGAACCGGACGTATAGTGGGTGTATTTCATAAGGAAAGTGGCGATAACAGAGTATACGTTAACTCGCTAGGTGAAGGCGGTGTATGGGTAGTAAACACGAACGGTAATTTGGAAGCAGGTGATTATATAACAACGTCTAACGTGAGTGGATACGGTATGAAACAAACGTCTGAGTTTCTTGCAAACTATACGGTCGCAAAAATAACAATGGATTGTAACTTTAACCCGGGACAAGTACCCGTAAAACAAATAAAGAAAGTTAGTGCTACGAACACGTATTACGTGCGTTCCACTGATAATGATACGTGTAATGAAACGTTTTATAATACGCTCGACGATGAAACAAAGGCACTTTATACAAGAGATGTTAGAACCGAAATGGTTAACGATCTCGATAGTAACGGTGTATTTCAATGGGAAGATACGTCAGAAACAGAGTTGGCGTATACTATACGGTATTTAGACGCGGATGGTATAGAAACGACACAAGGTAACGCAGTTCATATAGCGGCGTTTGTAGGGTGTACGTACCATTGCGGATAACGAATTAGAAATAAATAAATAAATTCACATTTACCATGCTGGAACAAACAGGATGGTAGATGGTTTATCACTCACTTTTTAGATGGAAGTGAATCCATGACCGCTAGGGCAATAACACCCGCGATAAAAAACATGACAACGTAATTACACTCGGTATCGTCCTCACCCAAAATGTTACGTCTTTTACGTTTCACCACTTGGGGTTTGGCGACCACCTCCTGACGTTGGGGTCTTTCAATAGGATCTTCGTCTAAAGGACAATACCCTATCATTTATACTATCATTTATAAATTAATTTCGACCGACTTTTTCTTTTTTCCACCGCCTCTTTTTGATTTGGTCTGGGTAACTTTAACTTCGCGAACTTCGCCATCCCCGTCGTCTTTTTCATTCTTGGAATTTTCTACATCGGCCTCGGCTATATCCGAAACGTCGTCTTCAATGTCATCAGTTTCCATAATTGGTGGTATACTGGTCGTACTCATAGAAGGTTGTGGTGGCATCATAATGTTACCCATGAGACTCGAAATGTCTAAACCCGGGCCCTGCATTTCGCGTCTTCCATTAGCATCCACAGTTTCCGATGTTTGTTGTTGAGATTTTGGAACCGTATTCTGTACTGCAGACATCATGTTCTGAACAAGTTCGGGGTTCTGTTTAATCACGTCATTCATATTTGGCATGACTGATTTGAACATACTATTCGTTAAGTGGAACATCATCGCCGAACCACCAAGCATCATTATAAGTTTAACCTCGGGTGCGACTTGCATTTTTGTTCTATATTTGACGTATAGTTCCTCAAACACTTCATCGTAATCCTCAACATTTTCCATGACGTTCTCGGACCAACCGTCGAGTTGGATTTCAAAAGGGTTATATTTTTTGTTCATAAACTCAAGACCTGTTGTACATGCAATAAGCATACGTCTCGAAAACTTTACCGATTTATCTACATCAATACTATACGTAATTCGCTTAACTTCCGTTCTAAGCTCGTCTATAGGAGAATATGCGTTTAAACGTTTATTCACCGTGAACCCTTTCTTTTCTAATCGACCAAGTTTGTTTACGAGATCGGCTTTTTCTTCATCTATTGTTTTATACCCAGGCATTGGTTTCTCTTCTTCCATATACATACCACCTCCTCCTCCTGTATCACCACCTTCGTAGCCGTACCCAATATTAGGATCTTCTTCGTATTCGCCATAATCCATAGGTTCTTCTGGTGGTGGGATTGAAGGTGGATTCTGTTTGTTCGGGTTCGCAAAAGAATCTATATCTTCCTGGAAAGTCTGTGTTTGAGGAGGTGTAAATTGTGTTTTCATAGGTTTTGGCATTTGTTTTTTCACAGGCTGAGGTCTTGGAATATCAATCTCAATCTCGTTCATGAGTGCCTGTTCATTATCATCTAGTTTCATAACATTTGTGTTACCTCGGTTTAAAATGATCTCTCCGTCCATTAATCTTTATATTGAAACTATTCTAATTTCTTTAACGCACTTTATAAAAAAAATGTATGTTCAATACAAATGAAACTTAACGTTACAAACAAAAATACTCTCAAGGCGATCGCGATCGTCTTCTTAATTTTATGGGCATTCACATACTTGCGTACCAGCAAGTACCAGCCCGTCGATATCGAAACGTCCGATGAAGGTTCCCTCTTCGACCTCCCATCCACTGAAGAATGTCTCAAGGATTCGTACTACTCGGATAGTCGAGGCGGTGTTTGTGGTGGTCAAAAGTTGGTCGCGGCACAAGCGGGGTATAAGATGAAGTAAAATCTCCAGTATATATAAATGGCTTTAGTGACTAGTCAGTCAACTTTACCCGATTTCGAACACGAGTATCACACAGTTATCGTCGATAGTTATGATCAAAGTAGTAATAGTGTATTTACAGTTTTTCTCCCAAACCCGCTTGAAAATATAGTTCAAGCCCAATTACTCACCGCAAATTTAAGAGTTGGTTCAGGTACAAGAATAGTCCATCTCTCAATTGATGAACTCAATACAAATTTCAGTCAACGCACTACAAAAGAAGTTAATGGACAAGCCGCTCAACAGGTTTTAAATCGAAACTTTGGTTCTATCATTAATTCAAGTGGAACTACTGGAATAAACTTATACTTCAAAAACGAGTATCCCGTAATGCAACAGTACATTAATCCTATACGTAAACTCGATAGGTTAACAATAACACTGCGTGACGGAGATGCAGCAAGTTTCGCAACTAGTGAAGATTCGTTTTTCGTTTTTAGATTCGTTTGCAAAAAAAGAAATTTACCCTACTAATTATTTCAGGGCGTCTCGTACGTATAATTTAAACCTCTTATTAATATAAATGTCTTCTGGTATTGTTCAACTCATAGCTATTGGTGCTCAAGACGAACACATTATGGGTAACCCGGAAATATCATTCTTTAACTCAACTTTTAAAAGACACTCTAATTTTTCACAATCCGTCGAAAAGCAAACGATACAGGGAGCTGTGAAAAATAATTCAATGTCATCCGTAAAGTTCCCACGATCGGGTGATTTACTCGGGTACACGTATTTTACACTTGATAATAATACAAAATCGCTCGATTACCAAGATTGGTCACAACTTATAGATCATGTCGAACTACTTATTGGTGGTCAAGTCATTGATACACAAGACGCTATTTTTACAGAAAAAATTGCAATTGATACGTTCGCGACAAACGTTTCTAAGAGTTCTAACGGTACACACCCGGGGGTAAGTGCACGTTCATACTTCTACCCGTTACGGTTTTTCTTTTGTGAAGGTCCACAGTGTGCTTTACCTATAGTCGCTTTACAGTATCATGAAGTTGAAATACGTATTCACTGGGGATCGCAAGTCGATGGGTATAACGTCGATTGTTATTCCAACTACTATTTCCTCGATAACGAGGAACGCGGAAACATTGTTTCGCGTAACCATAATCTTCTCATTACGCAAGTCCAAAAGAGTATACCGTCTCATAGTCTTACACAGGAACTTGTTTTCAATCACCCCGTCAAGTATATAGCATCTTCAGATACGACCGTCGAAGGTGCTCTAACATCCCCAAGTAATAAAGTTAAAATCGAAATTAACGGACTCGATTTAAGTGGGTTCAGGTTCGGGAAACCACACTTCATGGAAATTCCAAACTATTACCATACCCAATTCGTCACGTCCCCCGATTTCTTTTTATACTGTTTTTGCCTATCAACGAGTTCGCTCCAGCCGACAGGAACGCTCAACTTTAGTCGATTAGACTCAGCAAAGATACATAGTGAATCCGTAAACATAACCGATCCTATATATGCCGTAAACTATAATATTCTCAGGATCGAAAATGGTATGGCCGGTTTATCTTATGCAAATTAAAATACATACTTATATTAATATGGTTAAAAACATACCTACCATCGAGCGGTCTACCAAAATCCGGTTTGGTAAACACGTTTCAGATAGTCAAGCTGAAAATACCATAGTTTTCAATGCTTCGAATACTGCAATTAATGCGACGAATTCTGGGTCTATGTATATGGCACCTTTAAGGGTCGCGGAAATAGCGAGTTCTAACCTTTTAAGTTACTCACCGTCCACAAAAGAAGTTGTTGATTCGAGTGTTCCTACAACACTTTTAGGCGGTGTTACTTTACAATCTGCTACCGAAAATGGTAATACAACAGATAAATTTATAGGTATTCAGAATACAGCTCCTACACATGCTATTTCGGTAGCCGATAAGGTTTTTATACACAATGTAAATAGTATTGACCGTATTACTGTTGTAGGAAACGTAAGGGCCACAAATTATTCAACTACAGCCGATGCAGTGTTAATACAAGATAGTGATACGAACAAAATACAGGTTTCGGGAAGAATACATTCATCAGAATTAACGACGAGTAAAATAGGTTTAGCAAACACCGCACCTGATCATGTTATAAGTATTGGTAATGAAGGTCAAGTTCAATTAAATGTACCAACACAATCAATATACGCATTAGATACCGTCGGTAACGTAAATGCGCAAAACTATCGGGGTGATTCGTATTACCTCTCAAACCTTACGGTTGAAAATATAGTAAACCAAGGTAACGTAACCTCGAATACGGTTCAGTTTACGAACGGACGCACGAGTATTTATACATCCAGTAACGTCGATGTTGGAGGTAATATATTTGTAAGAAACAATACCGATAGTGCAATATACGGTACAATTGCAGGGGCTAATACAATAGCGGGTAGTACTATAACCGCGGTTACACAATTTTCAGGTCCGGGTACGGGGTTAACGGGTATTCCAACAAATCAATTTGCAAGTGGAGCAATTCCCTTTTCCAGTGGTGGTACGGGTCATGATACTTATATACCAGGTACAATACTTTATGGTACAGATACGGGAACATCACTCGGACGACTCGTTCCTGCAGTTTCTAATCAAGATGCCGGTAAATTTCTTCGACTTGATGCTAGTGATATACCCGAATGGGCAGAAGTTCCACTAACTCTTGATGCCGTTCTCGGGGATACAACCGCGATTTCAGATGGGTCTATGGATTTAACAGGTACAGGTACAACAATAACGACCGCTGGTAAAATAAAAGCCGCCTCTTTCGAAGGAGTTGGTTCTGAAATTGAAGGTATTAATGCAGCTAATGTAGCATCACTTTCCGGAAGTACACTCGTAACAGGTGTTTTACCTATCGTACCCGTAACCAAGGGTGGTACCGGTTTAACTACAGTAGCACAAAACGATCTGTTATTAGGTCCATCGTCTGGAGATGCGTTAGCTAAACTTTCGGCTTACACGGGTCCAACATCTATTACAGCTCCACCAAGTGGAATGACAAGTACTACACAAACCATTGGTGGTATTCAGTATACATCATCCGCTTCTTCGACTATGTCAGGTACGACAACCTACAACGCTTTTGATTATAATAATACTACCATATGGCGAAGCGGTATTTTGGATGATTATTCTGATATGGATGGTTATTATGAGGGGTCTACAACCACTGGATCTTATTCTGGTGAATGGATACAGATATATAGAGCAACTGCAATCGCACCCACATCTATTCAAATAATTCCAGCGCAAACAACCCACGCCGCACCAAATGTATGGAAAGTATTCGGAAGTACCAACGGTTCATCTTGGACTGAAATACATAGCTCAACTACTGCAGTCACATGGAATAGTGGAAATGGTCACACAGCGACAATATCGGGGTCTGCGGCATACAACTATTTAAGACTTGCTGTTCAGATGTCGACGATTCCAAATTCTCTCGGTACGATCGCTGTTTCTGAAGTTAGATTTTCAGCTCAAGGGACTGGTCCAACTGAAAAATTTCTTAGAAGTTCAGCCGCGGGTGTATCGTGGGATGCAGTTTCTTCGACTTTACAGACTATTACAGATGGGGGTGCATCGACAACTAATGAAATTTCATTTACGAATGGGGTAACATCTTTAACAGCTTCGGGTAACGTAGTTGTTACGGGTAACGTTACAGCTTCTACATTTAAAAGTACAACTCTGACTTCAGGTAAAATACCGTATACAAATGCGAATAAGGAACTCATTGACGGTCCAATAGGTCATGATAGTACAACTAATAATACATTTGTGTCTTCAAACCTATACGTTACGGGTAATTTAACAGTACAAGGTACTACGACATTCCAAGACAGTAATATACACACTGTTAGTGACCCCATTATAGAAATAGGTAACGCAAATGCCATTGATACTATAGATATGGGTGTAATTATGACACGCCCGACCGCAAATGTAGTTTCGGGATACATGGGCGACGAGAAAAAATACGTTATCGCGTATACACTCAGTGACCCAGACGGTGCACATATCGTTCCTACGAACGCAACGTCGGATCAATTCATGACTTTGAGTGTTGAAGGTGGTAATGTTTTAGCGGGTAACGTCACGACAACAGGTCTCGTGGAAGCGACAACACTTAAGGGTGATGGTTCGGATATAACTCACTTAAATTTAGGTGGCGTTAATAATTATGGTCAAGTTGCTGCTGCTCGAGGTGGTACGGGTGTAACCTCAGGTCTTACACAACTCGATGCGGAAAACATAACTACAGGTGTTCTCGATGTTGCTCGAGGTGGTACAAATATTGGTACGTATTCGGCGGGTGATTTACTCTATGCGAGCAGTGATGCAACACCAGTATTAACAAAATTATCTCCAAATAATGGTAAGTTTCTTAAAAGTACAACTAATTCAGTTGAATGGGCGGACGTCTCTTCGACTCTAGATGACGTGGCAAGTAATGGACCCGCGGGTGCGAATATCACATCAAACACAATCCAATTCACAAATACAGGTGTCAGTTTAACAGCATCAGGTGATATTACAATCGCAGCTACGAAAAAAATCGATTTCGCAACCGATATTATATTTGAATCGGCCGCAGGTACATCTACCGATAAAAGCCCCCTAAAAATAATTAACGCTATTGAGGTCGATCCGGACGTTGTCAGTGGAGGAATATCGTCAAGGAACGTTTTAGCGATTAATCACTCAACAGGTGAAATCTACGATTCGGGAGGACAAGGTGGATCTACATTAGATAACATACATGAAGAAGGTTCAAATGTATCAATTGGTCCATCTGCTTGGGCAGGACCTACCGGTACATCAAACCTTACCATGAACACGTACGGGTCTAACGTACTCACGGTTACCGGTAACGTATCAGCCACTAATATTACGATCGGTGCTTTACATGTCGCAGCATCACCGTTCGATTTGGATGACGTGTGTTCAGGAAGTGTGGGTGCAAATGTTATTACATCAAACGTTATACAGTTTACAGGGCCACACGCTTCGTACGGTGATAATAACTTTACGACGTCAAAAAGTATTAGTATTGGATCAAATGTAAATGTAACTGGTAACATATTCGTAGGTGTAGATACAACCATATCAGGAAACGTCGTATCACAAAACCTCCAGCTTACAAATACACAAATTGCCTCTTCATTTACAACAGGGTCGGGTACACTCACGATAGATTGTAAAAATAAAAGTTACGGTACAGCTCCACTGACAACAATAGACGCAGACGTCGCCATACTTTCTATATCAAATTTACCAAGCGGGGGTCAGGTCGTTGTACCACTCTTAGCATCGGGATCAGATAGAAAAGTATTAAAAACGATAACATCTGGTATAGATTTTATAGCATTTACGACCGATGTTTCCATAGCCCAGAGCGGTCATGGTCTTTTGACCGTATCGAAAATAGGTGCATCAGGTGCGGAAAAAATATACATGAACGCAATAGCTTTTACAGCAGCGTAATTTGTTTTTATAGAATCTTTCATATTATACATGGGCTTAAAAATAAAAAACCTTAGTATAATATAAAATATGTCTGGAGGTATTGCTCAACTCGTTGCAATCGGTGCCCAAGATGCGCACCTCGTCGGTCAACCCGAAGTTTCCTTTTTCAGGTCCAACTATAAACGTCACACAAACTTTGCCCAAACTGTCGAAAGACAAACTATCCAGGGCAATCCAACTGCAAACGGTATGTCATCTATTCGTTTCGAAAGAAAAGGTGATATGCTCGGCTACGTCTACATTTCACCAAGGGCTGGTACTTCTACAACATCTGGAGATTGGTGGAAATCCATTTCAAAAGTTGAACTTTTGATCGGTGGCCAAGTCATCGACACACAAGATGCTGCATTCTCCCAATACGTCGCCCCATGGGCCCTTTCGCAAGGTAGTACCAAAGCAGGTGGTCTTATTGCTTCTGCCGAAACACCATCCCGAGGGTTTTACCCACTCAGGTTTTCGTTTTGCGAAAACGCCCAATCCGCGATCCCATTGGTCGCGCTCCAATACCACGATGTTGAATTAAGAATTACGTGGGGCGGAACTATAGTTACTGACCCAGAAGTATACACCCAGTTCATCCACCTCGATACAGATGAACGCACAGTTTTATCGTCTACGCCACAAAACATGCTCATCACACAAACAACTTCTATTGTCGCATCCAACAGTAAGGTTCAAGAACTCCCGTTGAACCATCCAGTTAAGTTTATTGCTGGTACTCAGGTGGATTCATCCACTGGTAAAATAGCTACTTTAAATTGCGTCTCCTCTGGTTCTATCAAACTCCAAATTAACGGTACGGACGTTTCTGACTTTAAGGTCGCCAAACCACACTTTACACAAGCCCCAGTTTATTTCCACTGTCCAAACTCGAATGTCGATAACGACGCAGATAATAAATTTTTACAACCATTCTGTATTGACACGGCCAAAATCCAACCAACAGGTACACTCAACTTTAGTAGACTCGACTCTGCGAGATTTGTTCAAGATACTAACACCTTCACGGGTAATATGTATGCCGTTGGTTACAATATCCTCCGTATCGAAAACGGTATGGGTGGTTTGATGTACTCGAACTAATTTAATTTAGCCACTTATTATAAATGTTCTGGCAATTAGTTTTTTTACTAGCTTTCATTTTTATT